AGGGACGCCTTCGTCGCCGCGCGACGGCTGGCCTGGGGGCATGCCACGGGGGCCATCAGATTCTGATCCTGCCTTGCAGTCAGGTAGTCGTCAGCCCTGCAATGCACAGCCATGCTGGATCACAGCGCAGGCAGCACATGCTTGTCCCAGCTTTGTCCCAGTTTAGCTGCCAGGCGTAACGTCAATCACCTCTGTATCGCCGCCACGCTCGATGTTGATCTGGACCGCTACACCGCCACCTTTCTGGCTGTCAGAGCCAAACTCAGCCCTCTGTGTGCGTTCCAAGTACCAGCTATCGGCACGCCAGTCCTTTTCACCGGCTTTTCCGATCCGGCGCACCCTGAGAGCGACAGCAGCACTTTCTGCTGCGCGTACCTCGCTCTTAAACTTTTCGTCCTCGTTCACCCACCTATGAAGCGTGGCTTCGCTTACACCAGCGATAGCGGCAGCGTGGACCTTTGGCACGCCTTCACCAAGCATCTCAACGATTGCCGTGCGTTTGTCATCTCTGAGCATCACAGGTTGCGATGGTTGCGCCCCTGCAACCAGTTGCGGTTGCCCGTCAGGTTGCGCGGTTGCATTCGCCAGCATTTGGTTGCGCTTGTGCAACTCACGGCGCACAGCAATGGTGCGGTCCTTGCCCTTTAGCCACTCTTCACGGTTGCAGCGCTTCTGTATGGCCTGCCTTGTGACCTCATAGTCCTTGGCCACGCTAGTGTAGCCCTCACCGGCTTCTATACGCGCTCTAATAGCAGGCCAGTCAACTTGTGACGGCTGATACTTCCGCATTTCATGTCCTGATTGGTTGCGCTGGTTGCGTCAGGTTGCACCCTTGCAACCATATCTTGCGCCAGCATATCGAAACGATACCAGATTTCGTGCCGTTGACAACACCCTTAACGCAAAAAAGCAACCAGGTTGCATTAAAGGCGATATCTGTACGCTTTAGCACGATAGTGCAACCGCACCAACGCATCCAGATAACGGCGCTTGACGGCCCGACCATCGCTGCCAAGGCGCAGCATCCTGGCCAGCCTTGTCCACGGCGCTCCTCTTGCCTTGAAGGCGGCACTGTGAGCCACAGCCCAGACCAGCTTGCGGTCATCCTCATTCATCAGCACCGTCAATTGCATGGCCCGATCATAATCTGTGATCTGCCTGCTTGTAGGCTTCAGAATTGTCTCGCCTTCCTGTGTCCATCCATATCCATGCCAGTCCAGCGGGTAGTCCGGCCATGACGACAGCTTCTGCTTCCTCATGGCTGGCGGCATGCGCCTGTCTGTTTCGGCTGCTGTCAGGAACAGATCATGCAACCCGTTAACGTCGCTCATGCGCCTTCTCCATCTGTTCAATGAACTGCCGCTGTTGAAACTGGTTCATGCGCCAGTACCGCTGCCGTGCTTCTTTAAACGCCTCTACAGACCAGTCTTGCCTGCATCGACGCCACACCTTGTCCTGCCTGACTGCCCACCTATTTGCCTTGAATTTGCCCGCGACACACCTGTAATTGAAATTTGTGTGTTTTACAGATTGGCTTATAAGGTGTTGTATTTTATCAGCTTCGTATTTTGTGCTTGACGGATTTTCGGGCATTGTTAAAATCATTCCTTAGCGCAGGGCTATGCTTCTCAAGCATGGCCTTTTTTGTTTTCACTTTTTAATTCATGTATTGGATAGCCTTCTGGCATAGCGTCATGGCTTAGCTTAGTAACATAAGCTAGCTGTCGCGGACGGCTTCGCGCCGACTTGAAACCACAGATTTTGCACTCCGATTCGCTGATCGCTACAGCGCACCGCACGCACTGGCCCAGAGCCTCACGCCTAGCCATCAAGCCATCACCCTGCTCAATCATGCTGCTTGCTCCAGATCCCGCACCGCTATGCCTTGCGCTATGTCTGCCAGCGCATCACGCAAATGTCCCAGCGTCAGCGTCCCTGGCTGGCCTTGCAGATATTCCGGCAACGCCATGTGGGCTGCATCAGTGCTGCTAAACCAGCGACTGCTGTGACGCCTGACAGGCACGTCATACAATTCTGCGATATAGAAAAGACCGCGCCCGTCTTGGATCAGGCGGCTGATTTCACGATCTGCATCTTGTAGGGCTTCAGTGCGGGTCATAATCATCAACCTCGACATAGCCACGGCCCTCGCACACCGGACATTCGCCGTGCCGCGTATCGATGAACCCGCTGCCAGATCGATAGTCCGGCACGGCATATTCAACCTCGCACTCGCCCTGCCCCTCGCAATGCGTACATTCCGGCAGTTCTTCCCAAAGACCAGGCGTCCTGCAAATGCGGACCATCCGCGCCGGTATCTCACTAAAGCCCCTAGCCACCCTCTGCCTCACACATCTGTCTGATAATGTCGGCTTGGCTGGTGCCGCGCAGATGCAGCAGCGGCTTTAGATACGCCTCTACATGCGCCAGCCGTTTGGCGGTGACGCAGTACACACCGCAGCACTTGAGGCGGTCTTGTATGTCTTTCTGATTAGCTGACAAGCTGCCGCCCTTGGGGCGCTTCAACTCAATCATGATCGGCCCTTGGTCAGCCGGTTCACGCCAACCATGTTCAGGCACAAAGATTTCTAGATCAGGCCAGCCAGCCGCCATGCCCAGCTTTTTCAGGCGCAGCTTGTAGCTAACGTGGCGCTTGCCCTCATTGGGGCTGTGATGCCAGACGCTGCCTAGCGGCAGGGCCACCTGGAGCCAATGAACTACGTATGTCTGTAGTTCATCTTCAGTCATCAGCATAAAAGTCGTTGGGTGTCACCTCGCCAGCACTTAGCTGCACGATTTTACGCATGTTGCTGGCCTTGGGTATCAGGCGCTGTTCATGGCCCACAGGCAGGCACCAGCGGCGCACAACAGTCGCGTGTGCAGCCCCTACAAGCCTAGCCAACTCGCTGTAAGACCAGCCCTTACTTTCGCGATATTCGTTCAATTGCATAACGTTATCCGTACCAAATATTTGTACTGACGTTATATGACTTGACCTAATAAGACAATAGGCTTACCAATTTCAGATGTTTGACTGAAAGCGACAAGGTGATAACATGAATATGTATTCAATGATGGAATGTGGGCCTGTGGCACCAAACAATTTGGACAGGATGATCAGGCGCAGCGGCCTGAAAAACAACATGGTCGCCGAACTCAAAGGCATCCAGCCTGCCACCTTGTCACGACATAAATCCGGCGACATTGGCATTTCATTGGGCGACGCTGAAGAATACGCAAAAATCCTGAACTGCACGCCGCAACAGATATTTTTTGCCAGCCCACCCATCCCGGTGCTGGCCTGCGTCTTCCCGTGGGACGACGAGTGTGGTGAAAAGGCAAAAAAGATTGCACCGCACCTGATCGACTCAAACAATGGAAAAAATCCAACATTAGTCATGGGTCATTCAGGTGGTCATATGGAGCGCATGGCACCCTATCAAAACAAAGCAATATATATGCACGATTACTATCTGCACGACACTATGTGCGTGTACTGGAACATGACAGATGATCTTGACCATAAATCAGCTTGGATGAACGGAAACCTTGATATAGTCAACATAGATCCGATGCAACGCGAGGTGGTAGATAAGGAATGTCTTGGCCACTACAGCATCGTGAAAACAAAAAACCAACATCTGCTTTACGGGGTCGTTTATCAAACTGGAAGAAACCGATATTCACTTGAAAGCAACAATTTCGGCATGCACACGGACCTTGAACTCGAATGGGGCTGTCCAATCGTCTCAATGATAATACGCCCAGAACTTCGGGAAATGCAGTGGGTTGACTATGACGTGACGAGCTATCGGGATCAAATGTTGGGATCTAATAAGTAATTTTAAGTACCAAATAATAAAAGTATATTGACGGAATAAGTAAAGAATATTAAACCTTGGCAGGAAGCTATTTCTGTTGAGGTTTTTTTATGTCGCTACCACCCAGCATAAAATGGGCTGCTGACAAGCACTATTTCCATCACAGCAATCCGGCATCGCGTCCAATCTGCCGAACATTGTTTGAGAAGTGCGTCATTCGTCCCAAGGTGTCCCAAGCCTGGGCGGTCCTTAAAGGCGATAAGGTGGGCGACACAGACGCCGCCAAAGCTACTGTAAACCTATATAAAGATGACAATGCCAACATGCTGGCAGGGCGTGTGGTACAAGACTGCGCCAACCTACATCTGATTGATGGCCACACTATTGAGGCTGTCATTCGGCAAGGTTTGAGCCGCTTGGATGAATACAAGCCGCGCACCTGGGATGATGGCAAAGACGAGCGCAAGCTGGCGGTCAACCGCGCAGAGTTTGCCGATGTGCTTACCAATGCCATTGAAGGCGTGAAAGAAGCACATGCCCATTACGGGCTGAACCGCATTGACGGTGAATCTGAAATCTTCACCAACTTGTCTGGCCTAGAACTACCCTACTCCGGCTTTCCTGATTTCTCGCGCCGCATTGAACTCAAGACAAAATGGTCTAGCGCTGCTGCAAACACCAAGTCTGGCAAGCGTGCTGCCAGCCTGCCCACACAGCCGGACTGGTCACATACAAGCCAGGTTGCAGGCTATTGGGCTGGCACCGGCCTGATGCA